CCTTATATGAAAACAAGAATTTATTTCCTTCTGACATTCTGCTTCTGACAAAGCCTTGAATCTTTGGATGAATTGGAACAATGCGGTCTTTTCCTGCTTTTGTCTTGATACCACCTTTGATGGTCATTTCTTCAAGGTTTACATTGGCACATTCAATGGTTGTCATTTCACCTATTCTGAAACCGGTATAAAGGAAGAACAGAACTGAATCCACCCATTCTTGGTCAGAGATATTCCACACCGCTGTAATTTCATCTTCAGTGAATGGAACTTTGCTTGATGGTGGAATTGGTGCTGCTGAAATCAATGCTGAATTGCATTTGTTGATGACATCCAATTCCATTGCAAAGCGGTCAAGTTGACCAAATAAATTCTTGATTGCACCTTGGGTTGAATAACCATATCCGCAGTTGTCAATGACTTCTTGCATCTGATAGGCTTTGATATTCTTGTATGGTGCATTATGAAGTGCAGATGCGTGTTTGAATGCTGATTTATGACTTGATGCAGATGACTTTGACATCTTTGAAAAGTCCCTTTTTGACCACTTTTCAAATAGTTCCTTCATTGTTATCTTTGACAAATCCACATCAAAAGGATTTCTGTTGTATTCTGCAAGGGCAATCATTGCTTCCTGCCGTTCTGCAAAATATCCAATCACTTTATAAATTGGATAGCCTTTGTCATTCCATCCGGAAGTCTTTCTTGCACAATATGGTTTTCTTCTGTTCCCGGATAATTTAACAACAGAACCATAACCATTTGGATTCTTCATAGCATTTTACCTTTCCATATTGATTTTCAAGGCAAAATGTGCTATAATATTTATACCAAATTTCACCTTGAATTTTTCGTGTTTTCATCGTTGAATTTGGGGTTTAACCCGGAACCGGTTGGTGTTGCAGCACTGACCGGTTCTTTCTTTTTATAGGTAACAGGGTAACAGGTAACACATACATTCTATATTCTTTTATTTTTAGGGGTGTATGAATTATCAGACCTATTAAAAATCAATTTTTCAAATAAATATCAAGTGTTACCTGTTACCTGTTACCTTTTATTGTCTGAATAATTTTCTTGATAACCCAATAAATGCCATAGCAGACTGCATAAATCATCCAAAAGGACAGGACACAGACATACCACATCATTTGGAATATCAAAACGAACATAAGAACTAACCACATCCACCATATATTGGTCTTTGTGATTCGCAATCCTGCACCAATGCGGAATTTACCTTTACCTAACATTTTACCTAATGAAATAAACATAATTAAATCAACCTTTCAATTTATGTATTTTTGAATTGCTGTTAAATCTTCAAGGGTTTCAATTGCTTTAGTCTTTCCGGATTTGTTCAAGGTATTGAACAGTTGCAGAATTTTCACTGAATCTTTTCCAAATAATTTCTGCACAGATTCAATGACTTGGACTTCCGTTTGAAGTTGCTGATGTGCATTCAACTTTTCATCCCACATCTTCTTTTGTTCTTCCGTTGCAGCGGTTGGTTCATACCCGATGATTTCACAAGGTGTCACACCAAATATTTTTGCAAAGGCAATAATTTTGGACTGTGGTAGGTCTGCTTTGCCCAATTCAATTTTGTTTATGGATGACTTGTGTGAATATCCCATCAGTTCAGCAAGTGTTTCTTGGGTCATCCCCCTTTCTTCACGCATCATTTTAATAATCTGCCCGGTTGTCATATATGCAAAACCATCCTTTCTTACAATATGATTCTACTGTATTATAGCACAAAATAGAATGAATTTCAACTTTTTCAGAAAAATTTTCTAAAAAAGGTTGACACACATTCTACTTTGTGCTATACTTTAGTCACGGTAGAACAAAATTCTACCAAATGACACTTCCCAAACATTGAAAGGACAGGTGGAAATAATGAAAATCACACATTATGAACAGGCATCTTGGGGAACACACAACAAGATGAAACAAGAAGAGCTTCAAAGTATGGCAAAGAAAATCGTCAACAGTTGCAAATTCACATCTGAAGTGCATCACGGATATGGAACAAATAACCCTGAACAGTGCAAGAAAGATGAAGATTTTGCTTCCATTCTGAATGGCTCAATGGCACTGACTTATGAAAGTGAAGTTTTTCCTGTAAAATATGTAATTCACTTTGATTGCGGTATGGTTACTGAAATAATTGAAATGCTTGATTGTTGAACAATGAAAACACGATTCAATATATTGGGGACAGGCTGCAACCTTCCCCATCTGTAATGCAACCAATGCAGGTCACAAGTCCTGATGCAAAATGCAGAGTGCAGAAAAAGAAGGAAGGTGAAAAGATGGTAAAACTTCTGTCATTGTTCAGTGGAATAGGTGCTTTTGAAAAGGCTTTGACTAACCTTGGGATTCCATTTGATTTGGTGGCATATTGTGAATTTGACAAATACGCATCAAAGGCATATTCAGCCATTCACAATGTTCCTGAATCAATGAACCTTGGGGACATCACCAAAATTGATGAAAAGACACTTCCACAGAATATTGACCTTGTAACTTATGGTTTCCCTTGTCAACCGTTTTCCCAAGCAGGAAAACAAGAAGGATTTGAAGATTCAAAAGGAAGGAGAAATTTGTTCTTTGATGCTTTGCGTGTAATTCAGCATTGTCAACCCAAAATTGCCATTGCAGAGAATGTCAAGAATTTGACTTCACCAAGATTCAAAAATGAATTTGCAACCGTTCTTCAGTGTCTTACTGATGCAGGGTACAACAACTATTGGAAGGTGCTTGATGCAAAAGATTATGACCTTGCACAGCATCGTGAAAGGGTGATTGTTGTCAGTATTAGAAAGGACATTGACACAGGACGCTTTGAATTTCCGAAACCTGTAAAACTTCTGAAATGCTTGTATGATTATCTTGAATCAGAAGTGGATGAAAAGTATTACATACCTGATGAAAAGGCAAAAGCATTGATTCCGCAACTGAAAGAAAAGATGATTTCTAATGCAATCAGGGGGGGGGCACGGTTCAATAGACAAGCATCAATGGGATTTGGTATGTGTCGGCAAGGTGTAACATTAAGTAAATGTGCAACAAAGATTGATTCCTTGACAAGTATTGCAAACACACTTCTTGCAAGAGATTTCAAAAGTTTTGGGAATCGAAGTATGAATGCGGTGGTGGAATATGAACGAAAATAAACAAATCATTCAGATTGGGAATGTGTGTCCCACAAAGAATAGGGACAACCCAAATCAAGGCAGAGTTTATGACCCTTCAGGCATTTCCCCATCATTAAACTGCAAAGGGGGGGTAACTTGGAACCGCACATCATTGATGAAAACCTACGATGCCGAAAATACACCCCATTAGAATGTTTCAGATTGATGGGATTCACAGATGAAGATTTCTTCAAGGTCAAACAAGCACTGAATGAAACCTTTTACAACGGAAATGACAGGTCAAATTCACAACTTTATAAATTAGCAGGAAATTCAATATCTGTTCCAATGTTGGAATTTATCTTCTGTCAGATGTTCGATGACAACGATGAAATTTGGGTATAAAAGAAAGGATGGTGAAAATCGAATGACTAATACTTTGAAGCTGAAAGCAGTGATTCTTGAAAAAGGATTCACACAGGAACAGATTGCTGAAATGCTTGGAATGACTATTGCAACATTCAATTACAAGGTCAATAACAAGTCCGAGTTCAAAGCATCTGAAATCAAGAAGTTGGGTGAAATTCTACATTTGACAGCAGAAGAAGTGAACACAATTTTTTTTGCCGACAAAGTAGAATGACATTCTACCGAAGGGTTAAATTCAAAATTCAAATCAAGAAAGGATGATGAAAATGAATGCTTTTTCAGAAAGATTGAAAAAAGCAATGGATGAACAAAAGGTCACACAATCTGACCTTGCATCCAAAACCGGACTTGGTAAATCTTCAATCAGTCAATACCTGTCCGGAAAAAACACACCTTCTGCACTGAGAATGTCAATGATTGCAAATGCTTTGGATGTGTCTGTGGATTGGTTGAATGGTTCTGTTGATGAAATCGACAGTTCCGGGCATCTGAACAACCTTCCGGTTGAAACTGTTGCAAAGTTGATGGGGGTTGGAAAACAGATGGTCAGACAGGGGTTGAAAAACGGTGTGTTCCCATTTGGATATGCGGTTTTAATGCCTTCCGGAAAATACCGTTATTACATCAGCCCCAAGAAGTTTGCTGAATACACAGGAAATGAAATCTAATTTTGAAAGGAAATGAAAACAATGAAAAAATTTGAACTTACTACTGAACAGAAAATCAATTGGTTCGGAAGAACCCTTTACAGAATCAAGGCTTGTATCAGCTTCACAACTACTTCCGGTGATGAAGTCAAAGCAGGTGACCTTGGTGGATTCGTTGAGAAGGAAAGCAATCTTTCCCACGATGGAAAGGCTTGGGTTTGGGGAAATGCCGAGGTTTGGGGAAATGCCAAGGTTTACGGTGATGCCGAGGTTTGGGGAAATGCCAAGGTTTACGGTGATGCCAAGGTTTACGGTGATGCCGAGGTTTGGGGAAATGCCAATGTTTGCGGTGATGCAAGTGTCTTTTCGACAGAACACATCTTCTGTGTAACCCCCATCGGTGAATATGCAAATTCTTTGACTTTGTTTAGAACAAAGCACCTTGAAATCAAGATTTCCTTTGAACTTGATGTTTACACCGTTGACCAATTCTTGAAAGTAATTGACGGATGGTGTGATGACAAACAGAAATCGGTTGCTATTACTGCAATCGAACTTGCGTACAAACACATTGACCTGACCCCTACATCTGACGATTTGAAACCTTGCCCTTTCTGCGGTGGTGAAGCAGAATACAATGCTGATTCCGATGTTGTTGTCTGCACCAACTGTTGTGCATCTGCTGACAAGAAAATTTGGAACAAACGAGTATGACAGCGGTGAATTTATTTCCGCATCAAGTCAAAGCACTTCAGGAAACAGAGCAGTTCAACAAGGTTGGTTATTTCTTGGATATGGGTCTTGGAAAAACTTTTGTTGGTTCGGAAAAGGCAAAGGAATTGAAAAAACCATTGCTACTTGTTTGCCAAAAATCAAAAATAGAAGATTGGGTGACGCATCTTGTTGATATATGTGGTTTTGATGCTTATGACCTGACGGATAAAAAAGAACTTGATTATTTCTTGCAGGTTATGAACGGGGACAAGGAAGTTGCATCTATGACATCCGGAATTATCAATTATGAATTGTCATTCCGTAGACCTGACCTTCTGAAGCTGAAAGACTTCACCTTGATGTTGGATGAATCTTCACTGATAACCAATCCATCAGCAAAAAGAACCAAGTTCATTGACAAATTGAATCCTTCTAATGTGATTCTTCTTTCCGGAACACCCACAGGTGGTAAGTATGAAAAATTGTGGTCACAGCTTCACTTGCTTGGATGGAACATCAGCAAAGATTTGTTTTACAAGCAATATGTGGTTGAAGAATGGATTGAAGATGGTGACAGCGGTTTCAAGATGCGTGTCATTGTAGGTTACAAGAATGTTGACCGCCTGAAAGCAAAATTGAAACAGTATGGTTGCATTTTTATGAAAACCGAAGAAGTGTTTGACCTTCCGGAACAGATTGTCATTCCTGTAATGGTTACAAACACCAAAGAATTCCGCTACTTTATGCGGAACAGTGTGGTGACCATAGAGGACAAAAAACTGATCGGTGATACAAGACTGACAAAAAGGATGTATGCAAGGCAACTTTGCGGTCAGTATTCTAAAGCAAAGTTGACCGCATTTCAGAACCTTGTGGAATCTACTGATGACCGCTTGATTGTGTTCTATAACTTCAATGAAGAATTGGCACGAATGAAGGCAATTGTTGAGGATTTGGAAAAACCAATTTCAATTGTAAATGGGTCTGTAAAGGATTTGTCTGCATACGAAAACCAAAGTAATTCAGTGACCTTTGTTCAATATCAAGCCGGGGCAAAAGGGTTGAATCTTCAGAAGGCAAACAAAATCATCTATTTTACACTTCCACAAAATCCTGAAGATTTTGAGCAGTCCAAGAAAAGGATTCACAGAATTGGTCAGAAAAACAACTGCTTTTATTACTATCTGATGGTTAGAAACAGTGTGGAAGAAGATATTTTGGAAACTTTGAAAATGCGAAAGGAATATGATGATGAACTATTCAAAAAATATGAAGAAGCGTTTTAACAAATTACTGTTACCGAGTTTATTGACGGTTATCATTGGAATTTTGGTCATAGTCAGTTGCAGTGCAATTGATGAACCACTTCCGGAAACGGTTGCTGAAGGTGCATCTGTTGATATAACTGAACATATAAAGCAGACAACCGCATCAACTGCTATTTCAACGGAACCGGTCACTGAAATAGTCAGCCTTGGCGAATATAAGTTGACTGCATATTGTGGTTGTTCCAAATGCTGTGGAAAATGGGGCGAAAACAGACCCCTTAATGAAACCGGCAGACCTATTGTTTACACTGCAAATCAGAGTATTGCAAAAGAAGGTGTGACCATTGCTGCTGACATCAATGTTCTTCCCTATGGGACAGCAATCATCATTGATGGTCATAGGTACATAGTTCAGGACAGAGGCGGTTCAATTGCCGGGAATAAAATTGATATATACTTTGAATCCCATCAAGCAGCGTTAGAATTTGGGGTTCAATATAAAGAAGTGTTTATTGAAAGAGAGGTTGAAAATAATGATTAAATGTGAAAACACTTGTCCCCTTGGAAAGTTTGATGGATGCTGTCACAGTTGTCCGGAATTTGCAGACTGCAAGGATGCTTGTTCTGAAGATTTCAAAAAATGCGGTTGTTCCACAGTTGATGAAGAAACCGCACTTGAAACATTCAAAAGTCAACAGCTTGCAGTCCTTCAGCAGATTGCATCTTTGGTTACCACAAAAAAGCAGATTGAAGCACAGGAAAAGGAACTGAAAGACAAACTGAAAGAAGCAATGGAGCAGTACGGTGTGAAGAAATTTGAATCTGATATTCTGAATATCACCTATGTTGCAGAAACCACATCCACTTCAGTTGATAGTGCAAAGTTGAAGAAACTGCATCCGGATATTGCAACAGAGTGTTCAAAGACTTCCAAAAAATCTGCTTACATTAAAGTTGAAGTGAAAGGCGGTAAAAAGTAATGACAGAAACAGTCTTGGTTGTATTGATTATCTGTGTGACAATCATCATCCTTGGGTTCGTTGGCAGAAAGAAGTGATTTGATGGCAAGGGATGAAATGTGGGATGCTTTGAAAGAACATTCCAAACAAGTTCACAAGGAAAGGGTTGCCAAAAACTCTGACAGAATACAGTTTGCAATTCAACAATTTGAAAAGCACAATATTGAATATTTGCTGAAAAATGATGTCAACGGTCATTTTCATTGTAGAAGAAAATCAGATGACAAATTGTTTCAGTTTTGGGCATCAGCCGGAAAAATTCTTGGCTTTGAAAACAAAAGGGGTATTCATCAGTTGATAAAACTGTTGATGGAAGGGTGTGATTGAATGGCAGCGGAAAAGAACTTTGAAAACAGGGTCAAAAAATGGCTTGAATCCATTGGTGTCTATCCCCTTGGCACTGCTGATGACAAGATGGATGTTCCCCCTTGCGGATATTATGAAAAGCGTTGGGGCGGTGGGTATTCCAAAGCAGGGTTGCCGGATATGCACATTGTTGTAAACGGAATCAACATTGATGCGGAACTGAAAGCATCAAATGGTAGACCTTCCGAATTACAGAAACACAACATAAAACAGATTAATGGTTCAGGCAGCATTGCAATGATTCTTTATCCGGAAGGATTTGAAGAATTCAAATCAATAGTGAAAGGGGTGAAAGAATGCAATGGTCACATAGCAGGGTTGAATGTTTTGAAAAATGCCCTTTCAAGTACAAAATGCGTTATATTGACGGAATAGCCACAGACGAACCAACAGATGCAAGTAACGCACTTGTTCTTGGAACTGCACTTCACACCGGCATCGAAAAAAGTGTTGAAGAAGCAATTCAGCAGTATTTTATGTCATATCCGGTGATTGATGATTCCCACATCAACGAAGCAATCAAACTTGAATTTTTAATACCGAAGGCAAAAGCGGTATTGCCTTCGGGGGAATATGAAGTTGAAATCAAAGATGATGATTTTCACGGTTTTATAGACCTTCTCGCACCGGTTAAGTTGTTTCACGATGCAGAAGTTCCGGATGTTTATGACATCTATGATTTCAAGTATTCAAATAATATGAACCACTATAAAAATTCAAGGCAGTTGCACTTATACAAATACTTTTTTGAAAAGTGCAATCCCGGCAAAAAAATCCGCAGCATCAATTTTCTGTTTGTTCCAAAGGTGAACATCAAGCAGAAAAAAACTGAAAACTTGCAGCAATTCCGGCAAAGGTTATGGGAAGAACTGAAGAATGCTGAAGTTAAAACACTATCGGTTGATTTCGATTATACAAAAGTCATTGATTTTTTGTTACAGATCAAGTCAATCAACGAAACATCCGAATTTGAACAAAACAAAGGTTGGATGTGTACCTATTGTGAATTTTTAGAATATTGTCAGAAAGGATGGAACTACTTTATGAAGTTACCAAGTGAAAAAAGAAGAAACATTGAAAAGGTGGAAAAAAGGGTTATTTGGATTTATGGACAGCCGTTTTGCGGTAAAACCACATTTGCAAATGCCTTCCCTATTCCGCTTATGCTAAACACAGACGGAAATATCAAATTTGTTGATGCACCGTACATCAGAATCAAAGATGAAATTACCGTTGAAGGCAGAATGACCAAGAAAACACTTGCTTGGCAGGTGTTCAAGGATGTTGTTGCAGAACTTGAAAAGAAAGAAAACAACTTCAAAACTATTGTTGTTGACCTTCTTGAAGATTTGTATGAATACTGTCGCTTGTATATGTATGAGCAGTTAGGAATCAAGCACGAATCTGACGATTCTTTCAAGGCTTGGGATATGGTCAGGGGTGAATTCCTGAATACGCTGAAACGCTTGATGGCTCTTGATTATGAAAACATAATCCTGATTTCGCACGAAGATACATCAAAGGACATCACCAAAAGGGGCGGTGATAAAATAACCGCTATTAAACCGAATATGCAAGACAAGGTTGCATTAAAGGTTGCCGGTATGGTTGATGTTGTTGCAAGAATTATCGCTGACGGCAACGAAAGAACATTCAGTTTCAAATCAAACGAAGTTATCTTCGGCGGTGGAAGGTTGAAAGTTGATGCAAAGGATATTCCGCTTGATGTCAATGAATTGTTCAAGGTGTACGATGAAGCGAATAGAAACGCTGTCAGGAAGTCGCAGGGCGGTCAGGAAACTGTAAAAAGCGAAAGCACAGATAAACCGACACCCACTGATGAAAAGCCGTCAGAACCGCAGAAAAGGGGCAGAAAAAGCCGTTCTACAAATAAACCGCCTGTTGAAGTAACAATTCCGGCTAAAGATGAAGTTCCTTGGGCACCGGGTGGTAGCGATAAAGACGATTCTATTCCGGTCACTGAACCGGCAAGTGAAGAAAAACCCACAAGGGTTCGCAGATCAAGAAGAACAGAAAATAATTAAATTTTGAAAGGTTAAAGGTGAATTATTATGGCAGAAAATAAAAACATTTGGGATCAGTTCGACAATGCGATTGACACCACAGGTCTTGCAAACGATGTAAAGGAAGCAGCGGAAAACGGTACATCATATAAAGAAGTTCCACACGGCGAATATGAAGTTGCTATTGATAAGTTGGAACTTGTCGCTTCCAGAGCCGGTGATCCTATGGTTACGGTTTGGTTTAAGGTTCTGAACGGTGATTTCAAGGGCAGCCGAATTTTTATGAATCAGGTTATCAAAGAAGGCTTTCAGGTTCATATTTGCAATGAATTCTTGCGTTCCCTTGATACAGGAATTGAAATTGAATTCGTAACATACAAGCAGTATGGAAATCTTCTGATGGATGTTATGGAAGCGATTGATGGAAATCTTGAATATGCCCTTTCTTACAAGGAAGGCAAAAAGGGGTTCAGCACTTACACAATCACAGAAGTTTTTGAAGTGGAATAATCGTAATCAAGGGGATAGGCTATCCCTATCCCCTTGAAATTTTCTGAAAGGATGGTGAAACAATGCTTTTCTATGATTTTGAAGTATTCAAATATGATTGGTTGGTTGTGATTATGGACACGGATTTGAAAAAAGAAACTGTAATTGTCAACAGCGTTGATGAATTACAAGCCTTTTATGATAAAAACATCAGCAACATTTGGGTTGGTTTCAATTCAAGGCATTATGACCAATATATTCTGAAAGGCATCCTTTGTGGGTTTGATGCGAAAAAAATCAACGATTTTATCATCACAAAGGGAAATCCCGGATGGAAATTCAGCAGTATGTTCAGAGAAATTCCGCTGATTAACTATGATGTGATGCTTGGAACAGATCGTGGCTTGAAGTCCTTTGAAGGCTTTATGGGAAACAACATCAAGGAAACCGATGTTCCTTTTGATATTGATCGCAAACTTACCGAAAAGGAAATTGAACAAACAATATTTTATTGTCGGCACGATGTTCAACAGACAATGCAGGTTTTTATCAAGCGTATTGACGAATTCAACACAATGATGTATTTCATCAAGCACTTCAAACTTCCGCTTGCAGCATTATCCAAAACCAAAGCACAGTTGGCAGCAGAAATTCTTGGTGGAAACAGAAAAGGACAATCTTTCGATGATGAATTTGATTTCCCAGTGCTTGATTGCTTGGATTTGAAAAAATACAAGTACATTGCAGATTGGTATAAAAGCCCCGAAAATCACGATTATGAAAAGTCACAGGATGTGGTTGTTGCAGGTGTTCCCCATACATATTCTTGGGGCGGTGGTCACGGTGCAATTTTGAAGTATCACGAAAAAGGCGATTTTCTGATAATAGATGTTACTGCATATTACCCTTCACTTCAAAAGAAATATCACTTTGGATACAGGGTAATGGATAAGCCTGAAAACTTTGAGTTCATACACGATTCAAACATTGAATTCAAAAGAAAAGGTGATAAAAAAGCAAGACTTCCGTTCAAAATTATGGACAACGCTATTTCCGGGCAGATGAAACAACGATCATCAGCGTTATATGATCCAATGTCAAATAACAGCATTTGCATAAATGGTCAGTTGCTTCTATTGGATTTAATTGAACATCTTGAACCGGTTATTGAAAAACTTGTTCAGAACAATACCGATGGTATCATCGTTAAGGTTAAAGATTATGACAGGGATTTTGACAAGATTGACAACATAGTTTCGGAATGGGAAAAGCGAACCGGAATGAAAATGGATTTTGATACCTTCTTTGGTGAAATCTTTCAAAAGGATGTAAACAACTATATGATTATTGACCGTGAAACCGGTGCAATGAAAGTAAAGGGTGCGTACATCAAAAAGTTATCCGATTTGGATTATGATCTTCCGATCTTGAATAAGGCTGTAACCGCCTATATGCAGCACGGCATTCCGGTTGAACAAACCGTTCTTGGTTGCGATGACTTGAAAGAATTTCAGTTGGTATCAAAAATCAGTAATAAATACAGTCATATTCTTTACGGTGAAACACCGATAAAGGAAAAGTGTATTCGGATTTTTGCATCCAAGAACGAAAGTGATCCGGGTGTAAAAAAGGTCAGCATCCGAACCGGTAAACCGGCAAAGTTGCAAAACAGTCCGGAACATTGCTTTATTTGGAATGATGAAGTGAACGGTGTGAAAGTTCCATCAAAACTTGATAAACAATGGTATATAAATTTTGCTTTACGCAGATTAAATGATTTTGGGGTGGTGTAGAAATGGAAGTATTAAGAATTGAATGGCACAGAACCTTTGATGAACACGATGAAGGATATATGGAATTGATTCTTGATAAATTCTTCCCTTGCACCATTGAAAAGGCAAACAAAATATTCAAACTTGTTGGAAGATGGTGTTCTGATGAAACAATCGCAGAACTTGAAAATTATTTTGCTGAAAAAATTGAAATAATTGAAAAGCAGATTGCAGAAATCAAACATATATACCCCTCAACAAGCGTTGGTTCATACGAAAAGAAAAAGTGTGAAACAGATTTCAAGCAGTTACAAACAGTTATGAAAAAGTACAATCGGATGGTGAAATTGCTGCACATACACACTCAGATGAAAGGAAGTGATTGAAGGTGTCTTTTTTCAAGGGCTATGTGATGACCGAGAACAAGAAGTGTATTGAAAAGTTTAAGGATAGAACTGATTTCAAGACACTTGAACAGGTGCAATCACTTCCTGAATATGCAGGTATTCTTGCCCCCGATGCTATTTTGATTGATATTGATGATGAAGAACAGTCTGAATTACTTTTCCGAATCTGTGAAAAAGAAGAAATTCGATGCAAAATACTGAAAAGCCGGTCAGGTATGCACTTCTTATTCAAGAATAGCAAGGTTGACAAGTGCTATACAAAAACAAAACTTGCTTGCGGTTTGCGTGACATTGATATCAAATCAGGCTTCAAAAACAGTTATGAGGTTCTGAAGATTGATGGAAAAGATCGTGAAGTGCTGTATGACATTTTGGAAGGTGAAGAATATCAGGAACTTCCAAAGTGGTTGTTTCCAATGAAAACAACGATGGAATTCCTTGATATGAAGGTTGGTGATGGTAGAAATCAGGCATTATTCAATTACATCCTGACACTTCAATCAAGTGATTTTTCGGTCGAAGAAGCAAGGGAAACCATTAGAATCACAAACACTTATGTTCTGAAAGAACCACTTTCCGAAAGTGAATTGTCAGTTGTTTTGCGTGATGATGCCTTCAAAAAACCAATCTTTTTCAAGGGTAACAGTTTTCTTTTTGATAAATTCGCAACCTACATAAAGAACAACAATCACATCATCAGAATAAACGGACAACTTCACTTGTTTAAAGATGGTGTATATGTTCCCGGTCAAGAAGAAATTGAAGCCGTAATGATTAAGCACATCAGCGGTCTTTCAAATGCAAAAAGGTCTGAAGTTTTCAAGTATTTGAACTTACTACTACTTGAAAACACGCCGATTGCACCGCCAAATCTCATAGCCTTCCGAAATGGCATATATGATTTGAATACAGACACGCTGCAACCGTTCAACCCGAACATTGTCATCACAAACCGTATTCCTTGGGATTACAACCCGGCTGCATATTCAAAAATGGCAGATGAAACCCTGAACAACATTGCTTGCAATGATGAACAGGTCAGAAAAATCCTTGAAGAATGTGTTGGTGCTTGCTTTTATCGGTCAAACACTTTGGGTGATGGAAAAGCCTTCATTCTAACAGGCGAAGGTTCAAACGGTAAATCCACATTCATTGCGATGCTTCAGCATTTGCTGAATGAAGATAATATTTCGGCACTTGATCTGAAAGAACTTGATCAAAAATTTCAGAATGCTGCACTGTTCGGAAAACTTGCAAATCTTGGGGATGATATTTCCGATGAATTCATTGTGAATGCTGCACTGTTCAAGAAGTTTGTTACAGGTGAAAGGGTTCAAGTTCAGAACAAAGGTGAAAAACCTTTTGAGTTCAACAATTATGCGAAATTTATCTTCAGTGCAAACACAATTCCGAGAATCAAAGACAAAACCGGTGCTGTGTTGCGAAGGCTTCTGATTGTTCCGTTTAATGCAAACTTTTCGAGAAAGGATGCGGATCACGATTCCGGCATCAAATATAAACTTCAGGAACAAGATGTTATGGAATATCTGATTGTCCTTGGTTTGAATGCCTTAAAAGAAGTAATCAAAAACAAAGGGTTCACAGAATCTTCCAAGGTTCAGGAACAGTTGAAGGAATACGAAGAAACAAATAATCCTATCATTGGGTTCTTTGAGGAATGTGAAATGGAAAGTTTTCAGATTGAGAATGAACAGTCTGATAAAGTGTTCCGCAGATATAAGGAATATTGCGTTGCAAACAATTTCAATGCTATGTCCAAAGCCGAATTTTCAAAGCAGATTTGCAGAAAACTTGGTTTGACCACAAAAACAAAGAAATTTCAGGGCAAGGTGTTCCGAATTTATACAAAGTCAGAGTGAAAGGAAAATCAGTATGAATGTAATTAGTAACGATGTCAAAACACTTGTATTCAAGGAAATGAATTCTGCTAACAAACAGTTTCCTTTGTTCCGTTCTGCACACGAAGGTTACGCAGTTATCAAGGAAGAAATTGAAGAAACAATGGATGCAATGAACATTGTCCTTGAATTATTTTCAGAATGTTGGTCAGGAATTAAAGAAAATAAACCGGTATTTGACGGAATCAAGGCTGTAAAAACATTTGCAGAAAATGTTGCTTGTGAAGCGATTCAGGTTGCTGCAATGTGCGATAAATACAACTTTTCCCTTGCAGGTGAAAATGCAGATCGTTGTATTGGATGTGGTGAAATCATTCCAGAAGGAAGGCAGGTTTGCCCCGATTGTGAAAGGAAAGGTGAACCGGATGAATAAGCCTTGGGAAAATGCTGAAAGATATTCCGATCCAACCGCATATAAAGCCCTTCAGCCGATTATCAAGGAAGAAAGCGAACTTGAAAAGAAAGTGAATTTCTTGATTAAAGTTTTGAAATTCATTATTCGTGAAGCCGGATTTGAACCGGTAAATCGAATTGAAATTCGTGATGTGAAGTCAGGAAGGGTGTTCAAATGAAGGATTGGAACGGTAATCAAAACAGCATATATAAAACACTTGGTGCTTCAAATCATACCGAAAAAGAAAGACAACCTGATGATTACTATGCGACAGAGCCAAAGGCAGCGGAACTTCTACTTGAACAAGAGGAATTCCACCATACAATTTGGGAATGTGCTTGTGGAGAAGGTCATCTTGCAAAGGTCTTTGAAGCACACGGACACGAAGTGATTTCAACGGATTTGATTTATCGTGGCTATGGTGATCCTGAACCGCTTGATTTTCTGAATGAAACTATCGATGATTTTGAAGGCGATATTATTACAAATCCACCATATAAATTTGCACTTGAATTTGTTCAAAGAGCATTGGAAAGTGTGAAACCGGGCAGAAAGGTTGCAATGTTTCTAAAATTGCAGTTCCTTGAAGGTAAATCAAGAAAGAATTTCTTTCAAATTACCCCCCCCCGAAGGGTTTATGTCAGTTCTTCCCGGTTGAAGTGTGCAAAGAACGGCAAATTTGAAAGTATTGCATCAAGTGCAGTTGCTTATGCGTGGTTTGTTTGGGAAAAAGGTTATACAGGTGAAACGGTGGTAAAATGGATAAATTAAAGAAAGGGTGTCACGGTATGAAACAATACATATTTCCCATACTGCTAATACTTTTGGATGTAGGTGCAGCAATCGTATATGCGACAGAAAAGGATTGGCGAAAAACAGTTTATTGGTTGGCTGCTGCAATTCTGAATGTTGCAGTAACATTTTGAAAGGTGGTCAAATATGAGTGAGTTTGAAAAAGCAATTCAGAATTGTACAAATTCTTTATCCGAAGCAATAACCAATTTTGCATCTGCTGTGGGTGAATTGGTAAAAGACTGTACTGATATTTTAGTTCATAATTTTCCGCAGTTCATACAAGCATTTACAAAAGGTATTATTTCACCAAGGGTTATTCATCTTGCAAAATACTCAAAGAAAAAGAGAATCCGAAAGAAAAATCAACATCGAATTCAGAAGGAATATAAAAAGTTTTTGAAGTTGTAGTTGTGGGTAACAGATAAAATGCTAAAAAGTAACACTTGAAAACATAGAAGTGTTACCGCTATAAACGCAGTATTTACAAGGGCTTTCAGGCATTGGGTAACAGGTAACACTTATTTTCTTTTTTACTTTAATAATTAGTAAAAATACATCATCAAATTTTGATGTATCGCTAAAAAATAAAAATATAAATAAGTGTTACCGCTTTAAGTGTTACCTTTGCCCTGAAAACCGCATAAATAAAGGCTTTTCGGCGGTAACACTTAAATTTTGAAATTAGAAAGGATGATAATAATGACCGCAAAGCAGTATTTAAGACAAGCATACAGACTGAATGAATTGATAAATTCAGATATTCAGGAACTTGAACAGTTGAAAGCATTGTCAAGAAGTATTTCTTCTCCGAATCTATCCGGGATGCCTTCGGGCAGCAGAAAACAAGAAGCACCTTTTGTAAATGCTATTATGAAAATTGTTGATCTTGAAAAGGTCATTGATGCTGAAATTGATAGGTTCGTTGATTTGAAAAAAGAAATCAGAACAGTTATCAGCAGTGCTGAAGATAATAGTCAGCAGTTATGTTTGAAACTTCGATATTTGCAGTTTCTTAAATGGGAAAGTGTTGCTACTGAAATGGATTTGTCTTTGAAACAGGTTCATAGAATACATAATGAAGCACTTCAGGCAATTAAACTTCCTTTTGAAATGAATTGACACTATTTAGGCATTGAATGACACTATAAAAATGTGATATTATTATAATGACCTGAAAGGTCAAGAGGAACACCGGACAGCCGGTGTTCTTTTATTTTATCAGAAAGGAAGGTGTTTATATGACTGACAATCAAAGAAAATTTTGCGATGAATACTTGATTGATTGCAATGCTACAAGAGCATACAAAGCAGCTTATCCCCGGATAAAGAATGATGCTGTCGCAAGGGCGAACAGTTCAAGATTGCTAACAAATGCTAACATCAAAAATTATATTGAACAACGGCTTGCAGAAATTAGTTCAGCAAAGGTTGCATCCGCTGAAGAAGTCATTAAATACCTGACTTCTGTGATGCGTGGGGAATCCGCTTCTGAAATCGTTGTTGTAACCGGCGATGGTGACGGATTTTCTTCCGCAGAAAGGGTTACAAAATCCCCTGACGAAAAAGAAAGGTTGAAAGCTGCTGAATTGTTAGGTAAAAGATACGGTCTATTTACCGACAAAGTAAATGTGGAAGGTAATACAAAGGTTGTAATTGTTGATGACCTTGATGATTAGAAACAGGTTAGTAACAGAACCCTATGTTTTTATTGATTTCAAGGGGTTCTGTTATTATTGTGCCATAAATGGGGTGTGAAAAATGGAAAATGCAGTTTTCAAAATTTCAGACTTTGTTGGTGGTGGATATAAAGATTTTTGGAAGTTCAAAGGTAGATACCGAGTGTGTAAAGGTTCAAGAGCATCCAAAAAATCAAAGACTTCTGCTTTATGGTTTATCAGCAACCTTTCAAAAGAAAAGTATAAAGCAGCAAACCTTCTTGTTATAAGAAAAACATATAGAACATTGAAAGATTCCTGTTTCACTGAACTGAAATGGGCAATCAATAGATTAGGGTTGCAAAATGTTTGGGTTGCAAAAGAATCACCGCTTGAAATAGTCAATGTTGAAACAGGTCAGAAGATTTATTTTAGGGGTTTAGATGACCCATTTAAAGTAACATCAATTACTGTTGACACAGGTGTTCTTTGTTGGCTGTGGATTGAAGAAGCCTATGAAATAATGTCAGAATCAGACTTTGACACGATTAATGAATCAATCCGTGGTGAAGTTCCTGAAGGTTATTTCAAGCAAATCACTTTGACATTCAATCCTTGGAATGAACATCATTGGATAAAGAAACGGTTCTTTGATGCACCTGTTGACCCGGACATTCTTGCAATGACAACTAACTATTTGTGTAATGAATGGTTGGATGCTTCAGACAAAAAGTTGTTTGAGCAGATGAAAAAGAACAATCCAAGAAGATATGCTGTTGCAGGTCTTGGAAATTGGGGCATTGTTGATGGTCTTGTCTATGAAAATTGGATTGAACAAGACTTCAGACTAATGACCAAGGCTGAATATAACAAATTGGATGAAAAACCTGACAATGTTGTATTCAGTGATAATCTGAAATCAGGGTTTGGTCTTGACTTTGGTTATACCAATGACCCTTCAGCAGCTTTTGTTGGATTTGTGGATTTAGAGAATGCAAAAATATATGTGTGGGATGAAATGTATGAAAAAGGACTGTCTAACAAACGCATATATGAAACCCTGTATGGAATGGGATATTCAAAGGACAGATTCACCGGTGATTCCGCAGAACCAAAAAGCATTGACGAATTAAAGGGCTACGGATTGAGAATCACCGGTGCATCCAAAGGTAAAGACAGTGTGAATAACGGTATTCAATGGATTCAAGGATTTCAAATCATCATTCATCCAAGATGTGTGAACTTCCTGACAGAAATATCAAACTACACTTGGGACAAAGACAAGTTTGGAAATAAACTGAACATTCCAATTGATGACTTTAATCACCTGATGGATGCTATGCGGTACGGTCTTGAACAGTTCATCAAGAAGAATGGTTGGTTGTATTAGTAACATATTAGTGACAGAATCCCTTGGAACAGCGGTGTTTCAGGGGTTTTGTATATTTAAGTCATAAAAGAAAGGGCGGTGAAAAAGAATGCTAACAGAAAGTGAAATCTATCATCTGATTCAAGAAGATTTGACAAGTACAAGAAAACAGTCTGCATCTATCGGACATAAATATTATGAGGGCAGACACGACATCCTTGACTATAAACTGTATTATTACAATGCAGATGGGAAATTAGTTGAGGACACCACAAGGTCAAACATTAAAATCTGTCATCCTTTCTTCACTGAACTTGTTGACCAATGTGTTCAATATATGCTGTCAGGAAAAGAAAGTTTTGTCAAGTCAGATATTCAGGAATTGCAAGATGAACTTGACATCTATTTTGGTGATGATTTCAAATCTGAATTTGCTGATACCTTAACTGATGTTTGTGCAGGTGGTTTTGGTGATATGTACGCATATAAAAATATCAATGACAGATTAACATTCCAATATGCTGATGCAATGGGTGTTGTTGAGGTCAGAGCGAAGGACACTGATGACCACACAGAATATGTGATTTATTGGTACATAGACCGCATTGATAAAGGTACAAAGAAAATCAAGCGTATTCAGGTTTGGGATTCAAAGCAAACAACCTATTTTGTTCAGGTTGATGAAGGCAAAATCAAAAAGGATGACGATGAACCGTTGAATCCAAGACCACATATTGTCTATACAAAGGACAATGATGATTCCTTGTATTATGACGGCTTTGGTTTTATTCCGTTCTTCAGACTTGATGCAAACCGCAAACTGACAAGTCATCTTCAGCCGGTAAAGGCTTTGATTGATGATTATGATTTGATGGCTTGTGGGTTGTCAAACAACCTTCAGGATGTGTCTGAAGCATTGTATGTGGTCAAAGGATTCCAAGGTGATAACCTTGAAGAAATGATTCAGAATGTCAAGACAAAGAAACACATTGGTGTTGAACCTGATGGTGATGTTGACATCAAGACTGTTGACCTTCCCCATCAAGCAAGGATTCAGAAACTTGATATTGATGAAAAGAACATTTACCGGTTCGGTATGGGATTTAATTCTGCACAATTGGGTGATGGCAATGTGACCAATGTTGTCATTAAATCAAGATATGCACTTCTTGATTTGAAATGCAATAAACTTGAAACCAAAGTCAGGTCTTTCCTAAAGAAGTTGGTCAAGATTGCTTTACAAGAAATCAATAACATCAATGGCACTGATTATCAGGTGTCAGATGTTTATTTTGAATTTGACCGTGAAGTTATGACCAACGCATCTGACAATGCACAGATTGAAAAGACTAAAGCTGAAACACAGCAAATCAGATTGACTACAATCTTGAATGCTGCTGCAAGGCTTGACAATGACACTGTTCTTCAGGCTATTTGTGAATTATTTGAACTTGACTTTGAAGATGTCAAAGCGTTGGTGGAACAAAATCCCGTGGTTGACCTAAACAGTGCATCAGAAGCACTTGCAAATGCACCTGTGGAAGAACCTGAAAAACCACCTGATGATTCTACTGAAGGCGGTGGTGTAATTGAATAAAAGGCAAAAAGAGGTTCTGCAAATCACCTTGAATGATGAAGAAGCAGTTCTGAATGCTCTTGAAAGCAATTACACAAAAGCACTTGCAGATATCAAGCGGAATATCAAGGAACTTCAAGCAAATCCCCTGACACAATCAAAAGCATATCAGTTGGAATTTCAAAAACAGTTGGAAGCACAGGTTTCCGGCATCCTTGACAATCTTCAAGGAAGGAATTTCACTTCTGTTGCTGATTATCTGCAAAAGTCATATACCAATGGTTTTATTGGAAATATGTATGATATGCAGGGACAAGGTGTTCCGTTGGTTATTCCGATTGATGAAAGTCAGGTCTTGATGGCAGTTCAAAAAACTGGTGATGATTTCAAACTTTCAAACAAAAGGGGTATTTCTACAAAGAAATTGAAGAAACAAGTCCATTCTGAACTTATCAGAGGACTTGCAACGGAACTTTCCTATGCGGATATTGCAAGAAACATCAGTGAATATGGTCTTGCTGATATGAACAGAGCAGCTACAATTGCAAGAACTGAAGGTCACCGGGTACAGACACAAGCAAGACTTGATTCAATGCAGAAGGCAAAGAAACTTGGTGCTGATGTAGTCAAACAATGGGATTGTACCCTTGACGGAAAGACAAGACCGGAACATTCACAGTTGGATGGTCAAATTCGTGAACTTGATGAAATGTTTGAAACATCCGGTTATTCCGGTTCTGCACCCGGTCAATTCGGTGACCCTTATATGGACTGCAATTGTCGGTGTTGCTTGCTTCAAAGGGCAAGGTGGGCGGTCAAAGGTGAAACATCATATCAGAAGTGGAATAATGAAACAGGTGGGTTCATAGAATGCACCGGATATGAAGATTTCAAACAGAAATATCTGAAAGCATCAGAAAAGTTGAAAACTTCACAAACAAGCGGTATAATATCAATAAGTGACTGCAAGGATTTTGATTCATTATCTGCTTATGTTCAAAAGATTTATGGCTTTGATATTGATGATAGTGTAAAGATACTTGATTATGCTACTGTTCAGCAAAGTATGACCGGAATTGAAAAGGTTATCAATGAATTTCCACAAGCAAAACAAACTTTGACCGGTATCGGAACAAGTAAAAATGGTGTTATGTGTGCAGGTTATAATGGAAAAATCAATTTCAACCCTGCATATTATGCTGATGGTAAACCAAGTGTTGCAGCCTGTATGGTTCAAGGTGATACAACAGGATTTCATCCCAAAAACACAGGTGTTCTTGAAACCGGAAGTCACGAAATGGGACATCTTCTTGAAAGAACTTTGATTGAAAAATCTGTGAATGATGGAAAATACCCCTTTGGTGCTTTTGCTTGGAATGATTCTACTGAATCAAAGGAGATTATTTCACAGGCTTGTAAAACAATTAAAAAGACACCTGAAGGAAAAGGATTTAGAAATGCACAGTTAAAATCACAAGTATCAGGATATGCAACCAAAAATGACAGTGAATGCCTTGCTGAATGTGTTGCAGATTATGTTGCAAATGGTGATGGTGCATCAATACTTTCAAAGGAAGTTTGGAAAATGCTGAAAGAAAGGTTAGGTTGATAGTGGAAAACTTTGAAGATGTTAAAAAATTCTTTGATTATCTGATTATTGATGATGACGGTTGGAAAGGTATCAGGGATGATGCACCGGAATCAGCCAAAAAGGCTTATGATGAATACATCAAAAAGCAAAATACCCTTGAAAAGAAGGGTTACAAGGTATAAAAAAATAAATATTTCTGATTAGAGCATCCGCAAGGGTGCTTTTTTTCATACCCTTCTTCAAAAGTCAGAAGTAAAACAGAGCATTTCAACACAAGACATAACTTGTAAAAATTGTAAATTGAAAGGTTGGTATATAACAATGACATTACAGGAAATTTTGAAGGCAAAGAATTTGTCTGATGAAGATGTTCAATCCGTTATTGGTGAAATGAAACAGAATAAAATTTTCACCGCAGGTGAAGAAAATCTTGACATCAGATATGGAAAGCTGAAAACTGACTTTGATAATCTGACCAAGACACACGGTGAATCAACTGCTTTAATTGAGCAGTTGAAAAAGGACAATGCCGGCAATGAAGGACTTCAGACCAAAATCACCGAGTATGAAACCAAAGTTCAAAATCTTGAAAATGAACTTCAGCAGACCAAAATTGATTCCGCATTAAAGGTTGCATTGCTTGAAGCGAATGTGACCGATGTGGATTACCTAACTTTCAAAATCAAGGAAAAGGGTGAAATCAAACTTGGTGATGATGGAAAAATCAAGGGTATTGATGACACCATTGCTGCTTTGAAAACCCAATTTCCACAGCATTTCACATCCGAATCCAAAAAGAAGATTGATGAAAACAAACTTCCGAATGGTGAGGAAAAAGGTGACGGTTGGACAAAGAAAGATATTCTTTCTAAACCGTACAATGAAAGACTTGCAATGTATCAGGAAAATCCTGAAGCATTCAACAAGGCTATGCAATCCGAATAAACAAAATTTTATTTATGAAAGGAATTAAAAATTATGGCTAATCAAGTAACAAAACTTTCCGATGTTATCAATCCGCAGGTTATGGGGGCGATGATTGAAGCAAAGATTTCTGCCCTTTGTAAACTCACCCCTTATGCAAAGGTGGACACTACCCTTCAGGGTGTTCCCGGTGATACCAAAACTGTTCCTTCTTGGAACTATATTGGTGATGCACAGGATTTTGACCCTGAAAACACCACAGGTGCAGAAATTGAAACTGCAAAACTGACTGCATCTTCCACTACCTTCACAATTAAGTGTGCCGGAAAGTCTGTGGCAATTCTTCAGACTGCAATCAACAGCGGTCTTGGCAATCCGATTGGTCAGGCTGAAACGCAGCTTGCAAAGTCTATTGTTGGCAAGGTTGACAATGATGTTCTTGCTGCTGCATACACATCCACTAACACTTTTGATGGCTCTGATGCTGCTATTGGTTACAAGCCTATTGTCAAGGCTGTAACTTCTTTTGAAGATGAAGAAGATGGCATTGAAAAAGTTATGTTCATTCATCCGAAGCAGGAAACAGAACTTCTTCAGGATGCAGATTTCATTTCTGCTGACAAATTTGAATCCGGTGTTGCAGTCCGTGGTTCTATCGGCAAGATTGCCGGTTGTTGGGTTAAGAAATCCAAGAAGGTCAAGACTGAAACTTCCGGTTCTGGTCAGACTGTAAAGACTTATTATCTGAATCCTATCATCAAGATGGAACCGGATTCCCCTGAAACCGAGTACACGGAAGATGAACTTCCGGCACTTACCATCTTCTTGAAGAAGGACACGCAGGTTGACCACGAATGGTTTCCGAAGAAGCAGCGTCACGATGTCACCGCAGCGAAGTATTACGGTGTTGCACTGACGAATGCTGCAAAGGTTGTCATTGCAAAGTTCAAAGCGTAAATAATGAACACTTAACCGGAAGTTATGCCTTGGTATGACTTCCGGTTATTTTTTTTGAAAGGGGTGCTTATATGATTATTTCTGTTGATGAACTGATGCGAATGCCTGAATTTTCAACAATATCAGTTGACACATTGAAACGGAAGCTGAACGGCATTGAAGATTTAGTCAGAGCATACACCAACAACAATTTTCAAAACCGAATGAAAAGGTTTTCTGCACCTTCTTCTGATTCAGTCCTTTATGATTGGTGCGAATTGCTGAAGGTTGGTGACACAGTTCAAATATCTGAATCCATCAACGATGGTTTATATGTAATCACCAATATTGACAAGGTGAATAAAACCACAACCCTTGATGCTGACTTGATAGATGACGGCCACAACCTTGTTACCAAGATTGAATACCCGGATGCCATTGTTGAAGGTGTTGTCAATCTGATGGTTTGGGAAGTACAGAACAGACAGAAGGTTGGCATTCAGTCTGAAACACTTTCAAGGCATTCTGTGACTTATTTTGCACAGGATGCGAACAACCAAGTGATGGGTTATCCGGTGTCCCTGCTTGGTTTTTTGAAACCATACATCAAAGCAAGGTTCTAATATGATTGGTGGAAACATCCTTGCCCTATTCCAAGTCAAAGACGGTGGAAAGAAAAATGCTATTGGTGAAAGGGAACACAATTGGGTTGATGTTGCATCATCCAAAGGATGGCTTGACTTGTCCGGTGGTGAATCAAAATATACAACCTACAATGCGAAAATCCAAGAATCCACACACATTTTTCTTTGCGATTATCAAACTTTCAAAGGTTTGTCCGGTGAATGGGTATGGGACACATTGAACTTTATCAGCGGTGAAATATCAACCTTAACATCGGATAAAAAGGTTGATGTCACAAGCGAAAATGCAAGAATGTTGATTGATGGACTTATCTATCAAATTATGCTGATTGATGACCCAATGAATTTGCATCAACACCTTGAAATTTATCTGAAATTTGTTGGTGGTCAAAATGGCTGAAATCAAATTTCAAGATAACAGGGTTCAATGTAAAAATGAATTGGGTGATGCAATGATCGCCTTTCTGCACGAAATAGGCGGTGAATTTGTTTCCCAAACAGCAAGAAACAGTAGGGTCAGAACCGGTCAGACAAAAGGTTCTTGGGACTATACAGTGGATGAAACTGCTTTTCAGGTCACCATTGGTTCACCTCTTGAAAATGCTATTTGGGAAGAATTTGGAACAGGTGAATATGCTTTGAATGGTAACGGTCGCAAAGGCGGTTGGTACTATGTTGATGAAATGGGGAACGGTCATTTCACACACGGTAAAACACCAAACAGGGCATTGTGGAATGCCTTCCAAACATTAAAACCGTCAATTCAAGCTGCAATGGAAGAAAAATTGAAAGGAATAAATTGATATGGAAGATGTTCTTGCAGTGGTCAATGACCAATTACAAAAACTTGGTCTGAATTATGAATTTGGGTCAATGACAGAATCACCGCCTAAATATCCATATTGGGTTGGTGAGTATTCAGAGCCGGAAGGAATGACGGAAGATGGAAAAGAAGAACCCACAGTCATTCTGACCGGCTTTTCAAGAGGGGAACACATCACCCTTGAACAACAAAAATCTATAATCAAAGACCATTTCAGACACGGTGTTTCTGTTATGACAGAAAACGGTTCTGCGGTGGTCATTTTTTATGGCGGTTCATTTCCTATTCCCCTTGAAGAAGGGGATTTGAAGAAGTGTCAAGTGAATTTAACAATCAAATCTTGGAAAGGAAACTGATGAAATATGGCATACGAAGAATTAAAAAATCACGGTGTAACGGAAAGCACACCGAAAAACATTCTACTTGGTGCAGGTACACTTCACAAGGGTTTCAAATTTGACAAGCAGACAAAGAAATGGAATTTTGCAGAATCTCTTGTTGGTGCAACTTCCGGTGGTAACAAGTTGACCATTACACCGGAAATCAAGACTGTTGAAGTTGATGGTGCTTTGGTTAAGGTCAAAGGACTTGATTTCAAGACAGGTGAAGTTGCAAAACTTGAAACCAACCTTGTTGAAATTACACCTGAACTGCTCAAAACAACTGTTATTGGTGAATTGGTTGAATCTAATATTGAAGGTTACAACCTGATTGAATCTAAGGCAGATATTGAAGCAGGTGACTATTATGAAAATCTTGCTTTTGTCGGAAAGAAAACCGATGGTACACCCATCATTATCATTCTTGACAATGCCCTTTGTACTTCCGGTTTTGAGGGTGAAGCAAAGAATAAAGAAAATACAGTGGTGAAGGTAACATTTGAATGCTATCAGGATGTGAATGGTGACCTTGCAAAGTTACCTTATCACATTTATTATCCCACACCCACAAACCCTGTACAGCAGGTAAACGGTTAATGAAAGGAATTTTGAACAATGAATGAAATAATTGAAAAAAATGAACAGGCTGTTGAAGATGTAAAACCTTATTCCTTCAGAACATTGTGTGCAACAGATATTGCCCCAATGTGTGCGATTATCGGCAAACTTGGAATCAATAACTTCGCCAAATGTTTTGATTCCGATGAACTTCTTGACTTGTTTGACAAAAACAAAGGTGTTAAGAATCTGACAAACCTTGCCGGAATGACTATTGCTTTTGAAATGGCAAACACCATCATTCAGAACATCCCCCATTGCGAAAAAGAAATCTTTGACCTTCTTGCAAGTGTCAGTGGTCTGAAAGCAAGTGAAATCAAGGCTTTTGGTCTTGCCACCTTCACCGAAATGGTCATTGACTTTGTGAAAAAAGAAGAATTCAAGGATTTTTTCAAGGTTGTTTCAAAATTGTTCAACTAACAATCATCAAGTGGATGGACTTGCTATTCAGAAGATATGCAAGTCCATTCTTACTTGTTGACCAAATGTTGCTGACCGGACAATTTTCTGAATTTGTAACAGAAATCTTTGATTATGACACGGATGACAGGTTGTGGAACATCTTCTTGCACAAAGTGGATGGTCAAACTTCTTTCAATGATTGGAAAGCAAGCATTGGTCTTGGTCAGAACAGTAACACAGAAATGACGAAGAACGAAATTGAAACAACCGTCAATGATTCGTTTGATATATTGAACGGTTTTGAACCTACATCATAAGAAAGGGGGTGCAACCTTTGGAACTGTTCAAATTATTTGGAACTATTGCAGTCAATAATTCTGAAGCAAATCAAGGAATTGATGAAACAACCGACAAAGCGGAAGATGCTGCCGGAAAAGTAAAAGACCTTGGTGATGAAGGTGATAGAACTGAAGGGAAACTTGGAAAGGCATTTTCCAAGATGGGTTCTGCTGCTGTTGCAGTTGGAAAGACAATTGCAACCGGACTTGCTGTTGCAAGCACCGCTGTTGTTGCGGTTGGAAAGGCTGCAATTTCTTCTTATGCTGACTATGAACAGTTGGTTGGCGGTGTTGAAACCCTTTTTGATGAAAGTTCTGCAACGGTTATTGCAAATGCACAAAATGCCTACAAAACAGCAGGTATGTCAGCAAATGAATATATGGAAACAGTCACATCTTTTTCCGCTTCTTTGTTGCAATCTTTAGGTGGTGACACCAAAGCTGCTGCCGACAAAGCAGATATGGCAATCACCGATATGTCTGATAATGCAAACAAGATGGGTACAAGTATTGAAATGATACAAAATGCCTATAACGGTTTTGCAAAACAAAACTATACAATGCTTGATAACCTAAAACTTGGTTATGGTGGTACAAAGGAAGAAATGCAAAGACTTCTTGACGATGCTTCTAAACTATCAGGCATTGAATATGATATTTCTTCCTATTCGGACATTGTTGATGCAATTCATATTGTTCAAAATGAAATGGGCATCACCGGAACAACTGCAAAAGAAGCAAGTTCCACCATTTCCGGTTCTTTAGCATCTGCAAAAGCATCTTGGCAAAATCTTTTGACAGGAATTGCAGACGGAAATCAGAATGTTGGTGGTCTGATAACCCAATTCTTTGATTCCATTGTGACAGTTGCAGACAACATTGTTCCAAGAATAGCACAGGTGATGGGAACATTACCACAACTTATTACAGACCTTGTCCCAAAGCTGCTGACAAAGGTTTCTGAACTGATTGACATCCTTCTTCCTGTTGTAGTTGATGGTGCAGTATCACTTCTGAATGCAATTGTGCAAGTGCTTCCACAATTGGTGACTTCAATATTGAATGCTTTACCTGCCTTAATCAGTGGTATTGAACAAGTCTTTTATGCCATAGTGGATGCCCTTCCGCAGTTGATGACAGTTATTTGCGAAGCATTACCGGTTTTGATTCCGCAGTTAGTGGATGCCCTTGTGAATATGATTGTTTACTTGGCAACCCACATTGCAGAAATTATTCAACCTTTGATTGACAACCTTCCAGAAATCATCATTGCCATTGTGAATGCTCTGATGGATAATCTTCCGGCATTGATTGAAGGGACGGTTCAGTTGGTAATTGGTATTGTCCAAGCAATTCCGCAGATTATTATGGCATTGATTGAAGCACTTCCAACCGTCATTCAATACATTTTGGAAGGTCTTTGGAATGCCCTTCCATTATTGCTTGAAGGCATTATCAGTATAGTTGGTGAAATCGGCACTGCAATTTGGGACATTCTTTCCGGATTCTTCACTGCACTTGGTGAATGGTTCGGTGGTTTGTGGGAAAGCATCAAGACTATATTTGCACCGGTTGTTGAATGGTTTAGAAATCTATTCAGTACAATTTGGAATTCTATTGTCAGCGTTTTTTCCACTGTCGGAAGTTGGGTATATGACAACATTATTGCACCTGTTGCAAACTTTTTCAAAGGACTTTGGGAAGGTATTGTTTCTGCATTCCATACAGTGATTGACCCTTGGATTGAAATAATCAAGAGGGCAGCAACACTTGTCTATAATACCATCATAGTCCCTATTAAAAACTTTTTTACAGACTTGTGGAATAGTATTGTAGGCATATTCAGTAAAGTTTCAGGTTGGTTTACTGATAATATTGCTACACCTATAAAGAACATCTTTTCAAACATTTGGAATGCTATGAAAAATGGTGCTTCCAATGCTTGGGAAGGTATCAAATCCGTGTTCAGCAAGGTAACAGATTGGTTTAAAAACATCTTTTCAAAGGCTTGGCAAGCAGTTAAAAATGTATTTTCCACAGGCGGTAAAATCTTTGATGGAATCAAAGATGGAATTGTGAACGCATTTAAGACTGTTGTGAATGCAATCATTAGGGGCATCAATAAGGTCATCAAAGTTCCTTTTGATGGTATCAATTGGGCATTGGAAAAAATCAGAGGAATCAACATTCTTGGTGTTGAACCTTTTGGATGGATTTCAACCATAAATACACCGCAGATTCCTGAACTTGAAAAAGGTGGTGTCCTGAAAAAAGGTCAAGTTGGTTTGCTTGAAGGTAAAGGTGATGAAGCGGTTGTTCCTCTTGAAAAGAATACCGGTTGGATTCGTAATGTTGCAACACAGATTCACGATTTTGTCATTGAAACAAAGAACAACCCAAAAGACATTACCGGAAATATTTCTTCCACAGGTTTGTTGACTGCTCTGAAAGCTGAAGTCAGTGATAGAATCAGAAATCTTGAAGAAACTATTACAAATCTGATTGATATGCTGAAAGAGTTCTTCCCTGAACTACTTGAAGCATTTAATGTGACTGTTGTTCTTGATGATGGAACGATGGTTGCAAGGCTTACACCTAAAATTGACCGTGAACTTGGTAAAATTCAAAGAAGAAAGGAATGGGGATAATCTATGGATGGTGTAACATTTGGAACAAAACATTCTTATAGGGATTTTGGTCTGATTTTATCATCCAAAGATATTTCCCTTCCTAAACCTAAAACAAAAACAGTTGAAGTCCCCGGTGCCGATGGTGTTCTTGATTTGACAGAAGTATTGACTGATGACATCAAATATCAGAACAGACCTCTGTCTTTCAATTTCACAGTTGTTGACCCAATGGCATCTTGGTCAGCGGTTCTTTCAGAAGTTACCAATTACCTTCACGGTAGAAAAATGCGAATTTATATGGATTGGGATAGAAACTACTACTATGAAGGTAGATGCACGGTAAACAAATTCAAATCCAATAAAAGAACTGCATTAATTGTTGTTGATTGTGATTGCAACCCATATAAGGTTGAAAAGAATTCAGCATCAGACCCTTGGATGTGGGACACTTTCAGTTTTGTTGATGGCATCATTTATCTAAACAAAACAACTGTCAGCGGTGTAAAAACTGTTACACTGATAAACAGAAGAAAAATTGTTTCCCCCACATTCACCTGTTCTGCTGCTATGACTGCAACCTTCAATGATGTGACCTACAATCTACCAAAAGGAACAACCACGATTCTTGATGTTAGACTTCAGGAAGGTGAAAATATCATCACCTTCAGAGGAACAGGAACAGTTCAAATTGATTACAAAGGGGGTTCATTATAATGTATCAGGTGTATTGTGATGGATTTCTCATCCACGATTTAAGAAGTGAAGAATTGGTGCTGAACAATAATCCTTCTGTCACATTAGCGGATAATGATTCAGGGTCTTTTCAATTTACGATTTCACCAAAGCATCCGCACTATAATGACATCAAAAAGTTGAAATCTGAAATCACTGTTCTTCATAATGGAGTTGAAATCTTTTGTGGTAGACCCACAGAAGAAGAAAAGGACTTTTATAATAACAAACGGTTCTTCTGCAAAGGTGAATTGAATTATTTGGCTGATTCGATTCAAAGACCGGCTGAATATCACAACAAAACAGTCAGAGGTTTCCTTGAAACACTTGTGGAAATTCATAATGCACAGGTTATTGAAGGGAATGTGGCAATTACTTTCAATGCAAACTGCAAAGGTGAATCTGCAAACTTTGACTATTTAGAATTGTATTATGTTCAGAATGGCAAAGTATTCAAAGCATTGTCACGATACAGAGCAGACAACCTTGCCGGAAGAACCTTTGTTGTTCCTACATTAGACTTTTATGTGTATTGGCATACAGACGGAAGTGTGAACAATTTCTATGGATTTAGCATTGATTCTGTGACAATGACAGATGATGCAGCTTTAACCGGAACTGAAGTTTCATCCCTTCCGGCATACAATGCTGTTCAAACTTCTGACATAACCGCTGTTCAGACTGCCCACAATCCATATTTGAACACATCAAATCTGTTATGGCATTATACCCACACTGTACCTGATAACTTTGTTGGAAAGAAAACCTTCAAAGTTGGTGCAGTCACAGTGGTTGACAGTAATGATTCCCTTTACAGATATACCAATTATGAAAATACATTGGATTGCATTAAAGAAAAATTAGTCAAAAGACTTGGTGGTCATATTCGTATCAGAAAAGCAAATGGTATCAAATATCTTGACTATTTGGCTGATTATCCGGTTACAAGTGACCAAGTGATTGAATTTGGAAGAAACCTTCTTGATTTCAGTCAAACACTTGATGCACAGGACATTGCGACTGCAATCATCCCCCTTGGTGCAAAACTTGAAGAAAGTACCATTGAAGCACTTGATGAAAGACTGACAATCAAATCTGTGAACAATGACTGTGATTTCATCTTCAATCAGACAGCGGTTGACACCTTTGGATGGGTATTCAAAACCGTTACCTTTGATGCGGTCACTGTCCCATCCAATCTGAAAAGAAAGGGTGAAGAATACCTTTCAAGTGTTCAGTTTGAATCCCTTGTCCTTGATGTGACAGCAGTGGATTTGAATAATGTGAATGTAGATATATCAAGAATCCATCTTCTTGATAGGGTCAGGGTAAAGTCTGAACCGCACGGTCTTGACAGTTTCTTCCCTGTAACAAAACTGATAATTTCCCTTGAAAAACCGGAAAGTGACAAGATTGTTCTTGGAAGTGAAAATGCAAAAGTCACAATGACCGGTTCAAACAGTTCAACAAAAACTGACATTATGGAACGAATTGAAAACATTCCTTCTGAAAGTTCCATTTTGAAAGAAGCAACTGACAATGCAACCGCCCTGATAAATTCTGCAACACACGGATTTGTGGTGACAACTGCAAATGAACAATTGATTATGGATACCAATGATACGGAAACCGCATCAAAAGTGTGGCGGTGGAATTTGAACGGTCTTGGTTATTCAAATACCGGTTACAAAGGCACATACACCACAGCAATCACAATGGATGGTCAGATTGTTGGTGAAAGATTAGTTGGTGGCTCTGTTTCTGCTGAAAAGTTATCTGTTGAATATAAGTATTCGGTTGAAAGAGCAATTGAACTTGCAAAAACAAATGCAAATGATGCAACGGATAACAAGTTGAAATCTTACTACACCAAAACACAGGTTACCACTGCAATTAAAAACAGTGCTGATTCTGTTTTGATTTCAGCAAAAGAAGAAGCAGTTGAATATACTGACAGTCGTCTGACCGCATACGCAACCAAGGCTGAAATCAAGGTTAAAACTGACAGCATTGAAAGCACGGTTTCCAAAAAATTAAATTCTTCTGAATTTACAACCAAATTAACACAAAATTATTCTTATGTCAGAATTGCTTGGAACAAGTGTTCACAATACATTCAGTTTGAAAATTCTTCTTTGAGTATCTATGACTACAATAATTATAAATTGATGTCATTAAATTCAAGCGGTTCTTGGTTTTACAGGGAAGGTTCAACTATTGGAATGATAGGAACAAGTCAGTGGTCAGATGACAGTAGTTACAAAGGACTTGTTTTTGAGCTTGAAAACACTGCATCCTATATGTGTTGGGCAGCAAAAGACAGTAATAATGCAAGTTCTTATACCGTTAAACTTATTTATCATCATAAAACTTCTAAAGCAAAAAAAGGACTTCACTTTAGTTGTGATACTTATGCTGATAGTTGTTTGTATCTGACGGATTCAGACCGTTTTCTTGCTTGGTCAAGCGGTGGTTGTGGTTATAACGGTGAAATGAGTTGGGTAAACAAATCAAATAATACCGCTGTTGCTGTCAACGGTGTTTCAAAAAAGTTTACTATTTACAACGGTGTTTCAATTGATTTTTATTCTAACCTTGATATGCACGGATATTCTATCAAGAATCAGTCAGATGCAAGGATGAAGAAAGACATTCATCCAACAGGTGTAAAAGCATTGGAAATCTTAAATGCAATTGACTTGAAAGAGTTTCAATGGGTTCAAACAGATGAATTTGAACCCATTGGAATCATTGCACAGCAGCTTCAGCTAATTGCCCCCGAATTGGTCACGGAAGAAAAGGATGGTCATTTGTCGATTCAAACAACCAAGTTTATTTTTTATCTTATCAAAGCGGTTCAAGAACTGTCAGGTGATAATTATGAAAAAGTTCCTTGGGTTGACCCATTCACTTTAGTTGAGAAGAAAGCATTTTGTGCAAAATTAAATCAAGAAAGTGCAACACCTGAAGAAAAGGTTGTTGAACCAATAAAAATACCTATCAGAAAGTGAGGATTTACAGATGGCAAACGAAAAGAAAAATGTTCCGTTATCTGTGATAATGGAAGAAGCAAAGAAGGGGTATATTGAAGGAATTCAAAAGGTTAATGAAAAATTTAACCTTCCGGCATTCCTTGCTGAACCAATACTTTCTGGCATTCTTGCTGATATTCGGCAGCAGAAAAATATTGAACTTGCAAATGACTATGCTTCATTGCAAAGTGCAGAGCAAGACCCCAAAAAGAAAGGTGAAGAATAATGGCAGACATCAAACCCTATACTGACCAAATTAAAAATGCGGTTTACGGTGAGGAAGTCCGGGATTCCATTGTTTCTGCTTTGGAAAAAGTAAATGATGACAATGAATCATATCAGAACATAAAGGATGAAATCACCGCTGACAAGACACACATTGATGCACAGGTCGAAGAATTTGGTGATATGGCTACTGAAGCACAGACAACTAAAACCGCATTGGATTCTTCTGTTCAAGCTGCAAACACAGCAAAATCCAATGTTCAAAGTGCAACCACTGCTGCTAATACCGCAAAGGCAAATTTACAGGCAGCAACTACATCAGCGAACACAGCAAAGACTGCTTTGGAGCAGGCAACATTAGATGCAAACACTGCGAAAGCAAATGCAAATACCGCAAAAAATCAGTTAAACACAGCAATCACAAATGCGAATACTGCAAAATCAAACTTGGATTCTGCCAAGACTGCTGCTGACAATGCACTTTCTGCATTGAATACTGCAATCAGTCAGGCAGCAACATCCAAAGGAAACCTTGACACAACCATTGCAAGTGCGAACACTGCAAAAAGTCAGCTTCAAGCAGTCATTGACAGTTCTGAAACGGCAAAAAGCAACCTTTCCACTGTCATTGCATCGGCAACTGAAATCAACACCACTTTGTCTGCAACCATTCAGACCGGCACTGAATTAAACGCATCCTTGGCATCACAGAACAGTCAAGCACTTGCGAATATCACAAATCTGTTTGATGAAAACTTTAAAGCAGATGAAATCTTGACAGGTGTGGATGACATCAAAGCATATCTTGGTTACACTGATGAAGATATTGCAGGAATCTGTGTTGACTATCAGAACAAGACCTTCAAAAGACTTGCAGGTGCGTATGATAAACAAGCAGGTACAGATTTTGATGTATTCACAATGTTCGGTAGTAGAAAAAGGTGCAATGTTTCTGATGATGGAACAATTGTGGCATATTGCGGTGATGAAGATTATGCAGAAGATGGTTCAATGGGGCAGGTTATGGTTTATCAACCTGCATTCTATTACAAGGTTGTTCCGCTTGTATATGACAAGAACACTACAACCGGTATTGGCTATCATTTACGCAAAGCAAATTATTATGTCAGCACAAAACCAAAGGCCGGATTCAAACTTCATCCGGCATTCTATGATGCAAACGGCAATGCGGTTGATTATATTCTTTTATCTGCTTATGAAGGTAGTATGTATGATGTATCAGGCACAGTTTATGTCAATGACGGTGTTGACACTGATACCGCAATTGAAACCGGCGACCTGCTCTGCTCGGTTGCAGGAAAGAAACCGATTTCCGGACTGAAAAAGACTTTGACTAAAGCAAACCTTGAATTGATGGCACAGAATAGGGGTGCAAATTGGCATCTTGAAAATATCAAGGCTACTTCTGCAAACCAACTTCTGATGATAATTGAACTTGGAACGATGAACACCCAAACCGCTATTGGTCAGGGTGTTGTTTCAATTTCAAACAATTCAGCATACAACTGTGCATCACTTACCGGGTCAACTGCTTCCATTGGCAATGGTACCGGACAGGCAACCGAAACCACAAATGAAATTGGTGGCACTGAAACGGCATACACCACATCCGGGAAACTTTCTATTACATACAGGGGTGTTGAAAACCCTTGGGGTAATATTTGGAAACACATTCAGGGCATTAACATCTGGGGTGACGGCTCTATGGGTGGCGGTCAACCCTATGTTGCAGAAGGTTTCACATATAACGAATCCAAAAACACTGAACCATATCACCCTGTTGGATTTACCCTTGCAAATGCTAATGGATATGTCAACGCAATGGGTTATGGTTCAGAAGAATATGATTGGTTGCTTATGCCTTCAGAAATCGGTGGTACATCTGCACTCCCTGTTGGTGATTATTTCTATGTTACACCAAACCTGAACAGTTACAAAATCGCCCTATTGGGCGGTGCTTGGAGTAGTAGCGGTGATGTGGGCGGTTTCTATTGGCGTTGTAATAGCGGCGTCGGTAGTCGTTATCAGAATATCGGCGGTCGCTTGGTGTATGTACCAACCGCAACTGTATAAATAAAAATATGGGCAAGCAAACGGTGATATATATTACATTACACCTTGTTAAGAAAAAGCACTTGTAAAAATTTCAAGGTGAAGATGGTTGCAATAAATAAGAAAAGGTTGAACGGAAAATCACTAACCTATTTAGAATGGTGTTCAATTAATTCTTATAAAGGGTGGTTGAAGCACTGCGACAGTTACCGATTACAGATAAAATATTTGAAGTCATTAGAACAGTATGCTGATAACTACTACAATCAAAATATCAAAATGAAAGGGTGATTATTATGGTTGATTATGGAATTGTCAGAAGTACGGTCAAGCCGGAAGAAAAGGTGATTGATGAATTCAGTGTGTGGGTAAACACTGATATTTCAGAAATTGAAGTGTCACACGAAGATGACACCCACACTGAATTTGAATATCACCAAGTTCAGTATTCTAAAGATGAATACATCAAGATGATTGATGAAAGGAATGCAGCTTTGGAAACACAGGTCACTGACACACAGATTGCCTTGTGTGATGTTTATGAAATGATACTTTAAGCGGAAAGGAAGATAAATATGGCAAAAGTATATGCAGACCTTATCAAGAAGGGCATCAAAACAATTGATGATGTTCCTAAAAATCTGAAAGATGATGTTCAGAAAATCTTGGATGGTGAAGGTTGATGTTAATCAACTTTATCATAAAAATATTATTTAGAAAGGATGAAGAACAAATGGCAGTAGTTTATGCAACCCTTATTGTCAAGGGAAAGAAAACCTTTGGTGCCGTTCCCGAAAGAATCAAGGAACAGGTGAAGCAGGTTCTTATTGACCTTGATTGCGGTGACTTGGTCACAGAATAAACGCACAGCAGCCTTTTAAGGCTTTGGGTATGGAAATTATACCCTAACAAATTAAATGCCCTTGTAGGTCGATTCTGATGACTTACAAGGGCATTCCATTTTCAAAAGAAAGTTGGTGGCTAAAGATTGAAAGAGTTTCTTGTGCAAACCTACACAGTTGCATTGCCCATTGTGCTGACTGCTCTGATGGGATATATTGTGTGGCTTCTGAAAAATCAGAAGAAAGACCGAAGTGCAAACAGCAAAGGAACAATGCTTCTTTTGCGTGTGCAGCTTATTGAATATCACGATAAATATACCACCCTCGGTGAAATTCCAAGTTATGCTTATGAAAATTTTATGGAAATGTATCAAGCATATCACGAATTAGGGGGGAATGGTATGGTGACAAAAATGAAACAGGAAATTGAGGAACTACACCTTAAAAATAAAAATAAAAAGAGCGAATGAAAGGATGGTATTCATTATGAAAAACATTGATTGGAAAAGAAAGTTGACAAGCAGAAAATTTTGGGCAGCAGTGGTTGGTTTTGTAACCCCTACAATGCTTGCATTTGGTGTGTCAGACAGCGTTGTGACACAAGTTGCCGGAATTATTATGGCAGGTGCAACCTGCATTGCTTACATTATTGGCGAAGGTCTTGTTGATTCAAACAGAACGGACAACACAGAAAGTGAGGACGAAAACAATGGTTGATGAAAAGAACATTCCGGAAGTTGAAGAAGAACTTTCCGCAGAAGCACTTGAAGAACTTTCAAATAACAAGGGGGAAGATGAATAATGGCATACACAAACAGTCCTTTGGTATCATATACCAAAATTTCACCTAACAGAACCAAGAACAGAAACCACGCAATTGACACCATCACCATTCACTGTGTAGTTGGTCAGTGTTCTGTTGAAACCTTGGGAAATGTTTTTGCACCGGTCAGCAGACAAGCATCATCCAATTATGGTGTCGGTTATGACGGCAGAATCGGAATGTATGTTGAAGAAAAAGACCGTTCTTGGTGTTCATCTTCCGGTGCGAATGATCACAGAGCGATTACCATTGAAGTTGCTTCCGATACAAAAGAACCTTATGCAGTGAGGGATGCAGCGTATCAGGCAACCATTAAACTTGTTGCTGATATTTGCAAGCGTAACGGCATCAAGAAACTTGTTTGGTCAACCAATAAAAATGACCGTGTAAATCATCTGAACGGTTGTAATATGACGGTTCACAGGGATTATGATGCAGACAAATCTTGCCCCGGTACATATCTTTATAACCGACAGGGCGATATTGCAGCAAAGGTCAATGCCATTCTTGATGCAGACAACAAACCTTCCGAAAATCCAAAACCGACTACAAGTACAGTGAAGGTTGGCGATTCCGTCAAGATTTCTTCCAATGCCACTTATTACAGCGGAAAATCTATCCCCGAATGGGTGAAGAATAAGACTTGGATTGTTCGTCAGGTGAATGGTGATCGTGCAGTAATTGACAAGTCCACAGACGGAAAGAATGCTATTTGCAGTCCTATCAATGTAAAATTCCTTTCTGTTGTCGGAACTTCCGGTTCGCAGCAGACCACATTCAAACCCTATCTTGTAAAAGTCAACACTTCCGCTTTGAACATCAGAGCAGGTGCAGGAACAAACTACAATAAAACCGGTTGCATTACAAACTGCGGTGTTTACACCATTGTTGCTGAATCTGCCGGTCAAGGTTCGGATAAAGGCTGGGGAAAATTGAAGTCCGGTGCAGGTTGGATTTCCCTTGATTACTGCATCAAAAAGTAACACTAACCTGTTACTAATGAGATACTAACCGCCTTGATTTTGGGTGGTTGTAGGTAGTTCAACTTTGTTCAAAAATCCCGAAAAATCAGGCATTTCAAGCAGTTGAAAATTGAACTGATTTATGATATAATAGCATAATACGGAAG